AAATAAAAGCAACAGAAAGTGGTGGCACATCATGGGCTTCAGTATGTTATCTAAGCCCCGATGCAAAAGCAGACCATGGAACAGGATTGTTCCGAGCAAGAAATACTAATAGTGTTTTTAAAACAAAACAGATGAAGATTGCTCCGCAGTCAGGATTCAAAGAGTTTTGGAAACCAGATGGTATTTTTGATTTGCACACTTATGCAGCAAACATTTATAATAGACTTATAATGTATCCTGCTAATTATTGGCATGCTCCATTCAACGCAGGTTGGGGGCATGATAAAGAAACAGGCAGACTTGTACAAGTTTGCTTTTTTACAACACAAACATGAGAGATAAATTTAACGAAGAAACAGCATTAAATATGTTAAGAAACCATATTATTGGCACTTATCAAGAGCATTATAGTATGGATAAAATACAATCAACGGAGTTCATATTCGACGCAGGTCATGGGGAAGGGTTTTGCTTAGGAAATATCATAAAGTATGCTCAGCGATATGGCAAGAAGAATGGGAAAGATACCAATGATTTACTTAAAATATTACACTATGCTGTAATGCTATTAGGAAAAGAAATTGAGAATCAAGAAACACGAGAATCTAACCAAAGCGAATATAGCCAAGGTAATTGAGTTATTAGAACAAGATAAACCTATAACTAAAAAGGAAGCTTGTTCCATACTCAACATTACTTATAATACTACTAGACTAGGTAAAATAATAGATGAGCATAAACTAGATATTGAAAGAACTAGTCGTATGAAAGCTAAGTTGCGTGGGAAACCTGCAACTGATGATGATATTCGTTTTGTAGTACAACGATACCTTACTGGAGAAAATGTCTCTAGTATTGCGTCAAGCATGTATCGTTCTCCTGCTTTTGTAAAAAGCATAATTGAGAAGATAGGTGTTCCCATGAAGTTGCCAGAGGGTGACTACGAAGGACGAAGAACAGCTATGCTACCAGACCAGTGTGTAGCAGATGAGTTCAAAGTCGGAGAAGTAGTCTGGGCAATTAGAAAGAACTACCCAGCAAAAATAGTAAGAGAAATAACCCCAGAGCATCAAGCGGCAAATGCTGGTTATGCTTGTCAGGGAGATATTACTAAAGCTGTTAATTATGTCGAAAAGTATGGAGCAAGAATGTATTTAATCTACACTATTGAAACTACAGATTTGACGGACACTTTCTTCCCGCATTTAAGATATGCAGGAAGTTACTGTACGCAACTGGCATATGACTTAGGTAGTTTAAAACATCTTGAAAAATATGGAGTCGATATCTACAACATCTAGTTACATCATAGCCTTTTGGGTTAGTGGTGTTTTTATGTCATATATTTTATTGTGGAGACCTGCAATGAAAGTTATCAGTGTATTAGAGCCTGATAATGCGGCATATAGATATAGATTTTTAGGCTGTATTGTATTCCATTTATTATGTGCAATAGCACTACCTGTGATGATACACATACTATTACTAGATAGTTTTAGAGAAAGGTTTTTGAAGCAATTCATACCAGCATTTTTAGGAAAGACAGATGAATAATTATAGAGAAAGATTAATTAAAGCACTCATAAAATTTTATGAGGGTGGTATTGAAGCCCACGTTATGAACATAGAAGTGCTATTAGGTTCTCATGTAGGACTTGCTGAGCATGGAGATATTATAGAAACACTAGACGCAGAGCTAGAGAAACTATCTTCACTAGAAGATAAATTAGAAGTATTAAAGAAACATTTTACATGAGCATTGTAGACGCATTAAAAGCACAAGTAGCAGAACAAACTTCTTTAATCTATTCATTATACAAAAGAATAAAGGAGTTGCAAGATGAAGTTAATTCTAAAAACAAACAATAAAACAATAGGAGTTGTAAGAAACCCTTTTCACAAAGCAATAGCAGATTACTATGCTAGTCTTGATTATATTGGCTTTGATAAATGGATTCATAAATCAATGCCTGCACAACAAGTTTCTTTATATAAAGATTGTGACTACATCATAAGATATGAAAGCTGGAAGCAAGACTTAGAGGAATTAAAACTACACCCAAAAGATACATCAATTTTAGATGATGTAAAAGAAATAGACGGGTGGAGAAACTGGTACACATTACACACTCGTACTACTATAGGTGTACTGTATAAAGATGATATAACGACCTATGGTTATAGTTACTAAAAAATAGTTCTTGACTCACGGTTAAAAAGTGAGTATAATATATTATATATTTAGGAAATTATCAATGAGTGATAGATTTTATTTACAGATGAGGCAGGCAACGGGTTGGTGCCCTGGTCTACCAGAATCTTACAAGAAAAGGAGAAAAAGTATGTCTACATGGACAGATGAAACCAAGCAAGAAGCGATTGATATGTATGTATCAGAGGAACCAACTCCTGAAAATAGTATGGAAATTGTTAAAAGCATTGCCGAACAGTTAGACCAAAGTCCAAACGGTGTCAGAATGATTTTAACAAAAGCAGGTGTATATGTAAAGAAAAACCCTGCAGTCAAATCCTCAGGTGGAGGAACTGGTGGAGGCAGAGTAAGTGTTGCCGCTGCTCAGGAAGAACTGACTAATGCTATTTCAGACATGGGTCAAGAGCCCGACGCTGCAATAATTGGTAAGCTCACAGGGAAAGCTGCCAAGTATTTTGCTGACTTGTTAAACAAACTTAACGATTAACTACCCCTGAAAAGTGGGGGAGGCAACTCTCCCACAATTTTTTACATCTAAAAGAAAGACCTCAGAAAGTGAACCATTAAGGGACGGTAATAGATATTAACAACCCTAAGGAAACGGAATGAAAAAAGAGGACTTTATAAAAAATGTAGATGATGCAGGTGATGCTATCATCACATATCGAAGTCAAAACAGTCGCAGATTGAAGTACAATGTCTGCACTATGGATTTTGACAATAAATATATACAGTCTAAAAGAAACAGGTCAAAGCCAAATGGTAGTCAAGTATTATTATTTTGCTGGGATACTGATTCATTTAGATTGCTACAACCTAAAAATGTAACTTCTATTGTACCTTTAGCGAGGATTTTGAAAAATGATAGAGTTACATAACGCAGCACCTGTATACGAAAAAGAAATACATCATAACGAAGATAAACATGAAAAAATATTTGTTATGATAAATACTTTTCGTGGTACAGAGTATCTTCATATAAGAAAATATTATCAAGATTTTAACGAAGAGTGGAAGCCCACGAGGGACGGCATTGCTATGCCTCTAGATTTTGAGAATAGTCGTGGTATATTTGAGGCGATGGTAGAAATATTATCAATCTCAGAAGTTAAAGATGTTTTAGAAACACACTTTAAAGATATACTAGACGAGATTTATTTATAGTCTTGAAAAATAGTTCTTGACTTTACCTTAAAATTCGGATATAATATACAAATGAATGAAAAATTAGAAACATATTTGCGTCACTGCAATCAAGCATACGCACAAGGCACACCTCTCATACCTGATGAAGTGTATGATAGGCTAGTAGAGAACACATCTCTTGCAGACGAGGTAGGTGTATCATTAGACGAGCAACGATACAAACATCCGTTTCCAATGTATTCGTTGCAAAAGGTCTTTAGTGGAGAGGACGAGGAACCTGCATGGGTATCCTCGCAACCTCACATTATGACACCCAAACTAGATGGTGCCGCTGTTTCTATCACATATATAGACGGGGAACTACAACGCGCTCTTACTCGAGGAGATGGTAAACTAGGTTTAGACATCACCGATAAGATAAGTACACTAGTGCCAAAAGTAATTACTTTTTGTGGTCTTGTACAAGTAACAGGAGAGGTTGTAGCTCCCAAGTCTATTCCTAACGCAAGAAACTATGCTTCAGGTAGTTTAAATCTGAAGGACATAAACGAGTTTAAAACGCGTGAACTTACTTTCGTAGCCTATGATTTTCAACCACACCCTGGCGATAGCTGGTGTTCGGATATGAAATTGTTAGGTGGCTGGGGATTTAATGTTATCACGCTTTCCGATTATGGTCAGTTTCCTCAGGACGGTAAAGTTGTAAGAGCCGACAATAATATATACTTTGAAGATTTGGGTTATACTTCACACCACCCTAGAGGAGCCTTTGCCATAAAAACAAGACAGGCAGGAGTCGTTACTGAATTATTAGATGTTGAATGGAATGTCGGTAAATCTGGTGCGGTTTCTCCAGTAGCAATTCTATCTCCATGTATTATTGGCGATGCAATTGTTAGTCGGGCAACCCTACATAATATAGGGTACATAGAGGCTCTTGATTTAGAAATTGGGTGTGATGTTGAAGTAATAAGAAGTGGAGAAATTATTCCAAGAATAGTTAGACGAGTATGAAATTTACCAAAGAAGAAATACTAAACAGTAAAAGAATATTTAAGAGGGCTACACCTAAGCAAGATTTATCTTGGTATGTTAAGTGGACAGCCTCTACATTATTATTATCTGCTATGGTATTTAG